CAATAATCAAGATATGATGGTAAGACGTGATGCTAACAATAATCAAGATATGATGGTAAGACGTGATACTAACAATAATCAAGATATGATGGTAAGACGTGATGCTAACAATAATCAAGATATGATGGTAAGACGTGATGCTAACAATAATCAAGATATGATGGTAAGACGTGATGCTAATAATAAATTAGCCGAATTAAGAAATTCAATGAAAGCCAATAATATTGAACTTAAAGAAGACATCCATCGATTAGATATGATGCAAGCTCTTATTAGTAAATTAGAAGAAGATAATCAGATATTAAAAGAAAAATTGAATACAAATAATAGTGAATTGATACGAATAAATGAATTAAAACAACAAATTGCTAATGAATTTAATGATTTAACAAAAAAAAATGAAGAAATAGATAATAAACAACAACTAATAAATTTAAAAGAAGCTGAATTGATAAAGAAAGAGATGGATGTGAAACAATTAATATCAAATTATGATTATTTATTTAAAACGAATCAAATACAAATGGAAGTTACAAATTCAGAAAATAGTTCATCTTATATTTGGCCTATAAATAATGGCCAATCGACAGGTTATGTTGTAACTGGATTAAAATTAATGTCCTATTCATTACCAATACCTCGATTTAATATAGAAGAAAATAAAAATGATTGTTTATCTTTAAAAGTCAATGATACTATAATTACTATAAACTTAGAAACTGGTAAATATAGTATAGAAGATTTAATAAGCATATTAAATAGTAAATTAAAAGAAAATGATGATACTTTAACTATATCATTAAATAGTCAACAAAATATTATTATTGAATCAACTGATAGTATGAAAGAATTAACAATAGAATCTACTATGTTATCTAAAACAAATTTAGGATTTATTAAAACTGTTACTGGTAATAAATTGGTATCAGATAATTCATGGGATTTAAGGATTGAAGATAAAGTATATTTATATTTAAATAATATATCAGAAGATGTACCGTTTGGTATATTATATTTTAATGGCATGTCGATATGCCAATTTAAATTTCAGAGTCCATTCATGTTAGATAATTTAGATATAATATTTAAAGATTCTAAAGGAAATAAGTATAATTTTTATAATTTACCCCATTCATTAAATATATTATTAGATACAATTCAATAGAATGTCTTCTTACTAAGATTTTAATTGTTACTTGTGATATTATTAACATTCCTAAAGTATTCTTCTCTATTTTTATTCATCATTTCATCACTTGTAATATTATTAACAATATTATCAAAAGATTCACCACTTACTAATCTAACAATAAAATTTATAGAATAAACACCACATTCTGAATTTTCAAATTGGTGTTGTTTCATATTATATCTCACATCAATTTCACCACCTAATAGATTTTTTAGATGCATAGCTAAAGGATCATTTTTATTAATATTACCTTTTGTTTTTTTAATAGCTTTTAATTTTGAGATTATATCATTAATTGGTAAATTTTTATGATATTTTTTATTATACAAATATTTGGTAACTCTATTTACAAATTTACGTATTCTTTTACCAGGAACTTTTCCAACAGAATCAAAAAAATAGATTTGATTCTTTTGTAAATCAGCATATAATGCAACCCAATGAGAACCACTTTTATAATGTTCATCGAGATTAATAACCATACCAATTTTATGTTTCCCTTCTTTTTCAATATTTGCAAAATTTAAATTAGAAATCCCAAGAACTGCAAGATCATCAAAATCATAGGGAACTGCTCCTAAAAACAAAAAATCTTTATGAACATTCATATATTGTTCCACCACATCATTAATATGATTTGTGCTTAACCATTCATATTTTTTTGTGGGTCCTTTTGGTCTAAATGTATTATTTTCAATATCTTCATCTTCTAATTTTTTTATAATATCTAAACGTAACCAACATGTTTGTTCATTACATTGATTTTTTAATTTAGTCTCTAATTCCTTAACTAATTCTGCTTTATCTAAATTAATATTAATCTTATCAGTATTTGTTTTATTGTAATTTTCTGCAATCTTTTGTAGCGATTCTAAAGTAAGACATGAACCATCTGTAAAATCTTTCCCAGGTGCACATTTCTTTTGTTCATTAGGATTAATAATCATTATTTTTAATTAGATTTTTTTATTAAAATATTCTAATTACGATAAATTATATAATCATAACCTAATGTATCTTCATAATAAGAAATACTATCATGAAATAGATGTATAATTGTATCATTTTCTGTTTTAATCATATAATCAAAAGGATTACTACCGATTGCAACAATTGTACCCTTTCTTGATGTCAACATATCAAGATATTTTTGACTATAAGGATAGAAACATATAGTTACTATATCACTAATCTTCAAATCTGTTAAATTTACTGTGTTAGAATTCATTAAAATATTTAAAAATAATATAAATATTAATTTCTTCAATTTTTGTTTAATTAAAATCTAATATAATGATATACATGTCATATCACAATAAATATCTTAAATATAAAACAAAATATTTTCAGTTAAAACAGTCTCAAATTTCTCAAAAAGGCGGCTCTCGTAATAATACTAATAATATTTTAGAAATAGATGAATTATCAGAAACACCAACTATGAATTCAAATAATTACTTTTTAGGTGGTTCTGAAGAAAGTCCTAGAACTTTAGATTCTGAATCTGTAGAAGAAAAAAGTTATTCTTCAACTACTTTATCAAAAAATTCTAAAGGAATTTTAGATAATGAACCTATTAAAGATGAAGAAGAAAGTTCCAGTGTAGATTCAGACTCTTTATCTAGTTTATCTTCATTATCAGAAACACCTACTGAAAAACAATCTGAACGTAATTCTAATAAATCTGATTCTGATGTATCACTCCCACCATTATCTGATACACCTGTTTCTAAAAAATCAGATAATAATAAAGATGATTCTGAATCAAGCGAATCAGAATCAAGTGAATCTGAGGACGAATCTAATAATGAATTAAGCAATTCTGATGATGAATCTGTTGAACAAACAAATACAGAATCAAATGCAGAAAATGATGAACAAGATGGTGGTCGTAAGAAAAAGGCAATGAAAAAATATATGCGTAATTTTATTCAAGATTCTGATTCATCAAGTGTAGATACTAGTGATTCAACAGACACTTTATCAACATTATCCGAATTAGATAGTGATAGCGATTAAATTGTTTCTTGTGAATCGATTTAAAAAAATACTTATTATATATATATATAATGATTCAAATTAATGGTGTAGATGAATTGGATGACTTTATTTTAGATAATATTGATAATAAAGTGGTTGTATTATATTTTGGTGCAGTGTGGTGTCAACCATGTAAACTCCTTAAAGCTAAATTAGAAGAGGAAGATACTAAAAATATGATGCCCAATTTAGCAGTTTGTTATTTAGATGTTGATATGCCAGAAAATGAAAAATTATGTGAACAGTATAATGCAGAGTCTTTACCAACTCAAATTTTCATTAAATTAGATGAAGAAGATAGAGTAGAAGAAGTAAGTCGTATTGAAGGATTTAATTTTAATAAACTTAAAACACAATATGATAATTATGTTAATAGCGAACAACAAATTTTAGGTTTTGAATAATTTATTCATAAAATAAAAATTGATAGATTGCTCACAATTTCGCAATATTGTTATTAAATCACATGCACGATTTCATTCCTTAATAAAAAAATTGTTGGATTATTGCTACGCATCAACCAAATGATTTTTTGAGAAATTGCTATACAATCTCTCAAAAAATTGATAAATAGTATTATTATTATTATTATTTACATATTTTAATGTCAAACAAATTTACTGTTAATAAAATTAGACTTTTAAGTTGGTGGGAATATAATTTACCATCAAATACTGAATGTAGTATTTGTCGAGAAAGTCTTAATACTAATAGTTTATATCATCAAGATAAGGGTCTAGATTCTTATGTTGTAGAAGGAACGTGTACTCATTCATTTCATTACGAATGTATTAAACCTTGGATTGAAAAGAACAAACATTGTGCTCTTTGTATGAAACCTTGGGCATATAAGAACAAACCTATTGAAAATGTCTTAAATAAATAATATGTAATTCTTTTATAATGCAACAAAAATACAATTATGATTATGAAATTGGTGTAGATGAAGCAGGACGAGGTCCTTTAATAGGACGAGTTTATGCTGGAGCAGTAATTTGGGGGGCTAATACAAAAAATAATATGAATATAATTGATAGTAAGAAATTGTCTGCAAAAAAAAGAGGTATTGCACTAAAATGGATTAAGGAAAATGTATATGCTTGGGGAGTTGGTTATGCAGAACCTAGTGAAATTGATAGTATTAATATTCTCGAAGCAACTCGAGTAGCAATGGAACGAGCTATTGATGATTTGAAATCAAAAGTTACAGATAAAATGGGGCTTGCTAATACTATGAATCATCTAATCATTGATGGATGCTATTGGGAAAAGAAATTTCCTAATTATAAGGTTATATCAATAGTAAAAGGTGATGCAAAGTTTCTATCTATAGCAGCTGCATCTATTATTGCAAAAGAATATCACGATATGCATATCAGAGAATTATGTAAGACTAATATTGAATTGAATGAAAGATATGATTTAGAAAGTAATATGGGATATGGAACAAAAAAACATATGGAAGGATTAGCTAAATATGGTCCTAGTATATATCATAGAAAATCATTCAAACCTTGTAATACAAACCTTGTACAATAACAATTTAATATTTGCTGATATTTTATTTAACTTAATAAAAATTGATAAATAATATATTTGCTATAATTATTTATTATTTTTTAATGAGTTTTCAAGATTGGACACCTGTTAATATTGGTAATAAAGCTAATAAGCCTAAAGAACCAACTCAACCCAAAACTACTTATTCTGGTAATACTAGTGGTATTACTGTAAAGAAAATTTATGATTCAAATGATCCAAATGCAGAACCCGAAACTCGTCCCGTTATGATGGAACGAGAGTTTGGACTTAAAATGCAAAAAGCGCGGACTGCTAAAGGTATGAATCAGCAACAACTTGCTACCGCCCTATCTATTCCTCTTGCTACGATTAAAGATTATGAAGCAGGGAAGGGTGTTCGAATTGGGAAGGTTGTAGATATGATAAATCGATGGATTGCAAAGAATACTTAATATTAATTTATTATATAAATATAAATGTTATATAAAAATTTAGAGTTATTTGGTAAAATTATAAAAAATTTATGAATTAAAAACAATTTAACAGAATATGAACTTGCAAATATCTTAAATTCATGTAATATATATTATAGATTATGAAAATAATAAAGGAATTTATGATAGATTAATTATATCAAAAATAAATAATTGGATTGCAAAGAATGCTAGTCAATAAATTCACATTCTACGTCATCAACACACTCTTTTAATTCATTTATTTCATCTGATTGAATCATATTAATTATTTCACCATTTTTAGTTTCAATTATTTTAATTTCAAAACCCATTTTCCTATATAATTTTCGTCTATTGTATCCTTGATTTACAAAACTTGGTAACATATCAGTAAAATCATAAATTGTTGGTCTAACATTTGGATCAATCTTTCTAATTACTCGTCCTACAGCTTGTTCTACTTCTCGCCTTGAAGTGACCATAAATAGTGTATTTAAATCTGGAATATCAAGAGCTTCAGAAGCCATTCCATACGATGCAAAAATAACTTGCGCTAATTCAGCTTGTTTTAATGCTTTTTGTTTCATTCCGCCAACATAATAATCAGTAGTAGTTATTTCTCTTTCATCTAATCTTTTTTTGAGTGCATTAAGATGTTCAATCCTATCAGATAAAATTAAAATTTTTCTTTTATCTTCTATAAGAACTTCTTCCATCATATCAATAATAAATTTATTTCTTCTTCCAATTGTTGTAATCTTATTAATTGTTTTTGCTCGATTTACATCACCAGTTCGCATAAAGAATTCTTTAAATTTTTCATGTTCAATGTCATAATTAATAATTTTAACTAGAACACGATTATTTTCCTCAACTGCTGTTTTATACATAATATCTCCAAAATACCAATATAAAATTTTTTCTAATTTATCACTACGTTTTGGAGTTGCACTCAATCCAATTGTTAATTTAGATGCAATAAGCGGTAGTGCTCTTGAAAAATATTGTGAAGGTGCATGATGTGCCTCATCAAAAATAACCATACCAAAATCTCTAAAAATATCAGCATCATATTTATCTTTAGCAATTGATTGTAACATACCAATAACAATATCATTTCCATCTACTTCTATTTTATCTTGTTGAATAATACCAATTTTTGCATCTGTAAATTGTTCTGCTCGTTCTTTCCATTGATTCAATAAGAAAGTTTTATGAACAATTACAAGAGTTTTTACTTTAAACATACAAGCTAAATATAAAGATAACACAGTTTTACCTGCAGCACAAGGAAGACATAATACACCTCCATCATTCTTCTTAATATGAGGAACAACCATTGCTATGATTTCTTCTTGTTTCGGTCTGAGATTTCCTTTAAAAGTACAATTAATAGATTGACCTACAATTTCTTTGTTTAGGTCAGGTTTACCTATTTTATTAAGACCATAATATTTAGGTATGCAAAGATATTCATCATTTTCTTGATAGACATTAAATTTATTAGAATCATCTTTTTTAACAAAATTGCATATTTGAAAAGGTTGAACTGTCAGCTCCTTCTTAATAATTTCAATAATATTATTATATTTCTTAGTTTTTGGTACAAGATAACCTTCTTTGCATAATATCGTTTTATCCATTTAAATTATATTAAAATATAAAATTTACCTTTTAAATTTCAATTTTATAAAAAGTTTAAATTTTTTTATAAGGCATAATATAATGGAGTCAATTGACCAAATGTCAAACCAAGTGTCAACTGGTATTAACAAAGTTTTAGATTATGTTAATAATGATAAAATATTAAATGCTATAGTTGGTATGTTATTAGTTTTGTATGCTGCTATGGCCGCCCCAAAATTACCAGAATCTATTGCTAAAGTTTTTAATAATAGTTATTTTAAAATTGGGTTTATGTTTATGATTGGTTATTTAGCAAATAGAGACCCTGCAACATCTATTATTGTAGCAGTTGCCTTATTTGTTACATTACAAACTGCTAGTTCGCATGATTGTGTTACTAAAATAGTTAATACAGTAAAGCCAAAAACAACAGAAAGATTTATTGAATTATTAGAATCTTTTACACCTGACCCTAAATTATCTGTACCTCTATCACCCACTACATCTACTGCTATTCAAAATGCTATTGATAAAGCAACACAGTTATCTCAAGTTGCATCAAGTGCTCTTTCTAATAATATGACTGCTAAAGCAAATGATGCTCAAACTAAAGCTATTTTACAACAAGTGAAGGTTGATACCTTAGTTAAAGCTGCTGAACTTAAAGAAGATGCTAAGAAGGCTATAGCAATTGGTAACAATGAGGTTGCTAAAGAAAAAGAAAAGAAAGCTATGGCAGAAACAGCAAAAGTTAATTTAATTACTAAATTAGAAAATGCACCTGCAACTAATTCTATAGTTAAAGATATTGTAAATGCTAAGAATACTAAAGATGCCGCTCTTATTGCCAAAAATGAAAAGAAACCAGAAGCTGCACAATTAGCTCTAGATGCGGCTAAGAAAGAAGTTAAAGTACAAGCACTTGCAATGGTAGATAATCTCAAGATAGCTGCTGTACAAGCTAAAAATAATGGCGAGGATGAAAAGGCTAAATTATTATTAGCAAATGCTGCTAAACAATCTATTGTAATAAAAGCTGCTAATAAAGCAGATGCTCAAACAAAAGCTGCTACAAAAGCTGCTGCTGTTGGAGATACTAAGACTGCTGCTAATATGTCTAAAGAAGCTGCTAAAAATAATGCTATAGTTACAGCTGCTACTACTACTATGGCTTTGAAAGAATCAGCTATTAAATCAATGGCTGCTGGTAATATGAATCAAGCTGCTGCAACAATGGATAAAGCTGTTAATCAATCCATTATTGTTGCTTCTGCTGCTAAAGAATCAGCTAATAAAGATGCTGCTGCTAAAGCAAAAGCATCTGGAGATGTTAAATTAGCTCAAGCTCTAACAAAAGAAGCCAATAAACAATCTGCTATTATCAATGCTGCTGTTAAAGCAGATGAAGCTAAGAAAGCATCTGATGTTGCAAAAGCTTCCGGTAATGTAGAAGCTGCTAAAATATTATCTAAGGAAGCTAATAAACAAATGACTGTAGTAGCAGCTGCTGCGAAAGCAGATATGTTAAAACAAGTAGCTTCTAGTGCAAGTACTATGGGTAATAATTATCTTGCCATTGCTCATGCTCAAAATGCTGCTAAACAAATGGCTGTCGTAAATGCTGCTATAAAAGAGGAATCTCATGTTAATGCTATGAAAAAAGCTATGGCTGCTGGTGATGTTAAGAAAGCAGAATTTCATAAAGAAGAAGCTGCTAAACAAGCCACAGTAATAAATGCTGCTAATAAAGTAGCCACTCTTCAAGATGCTGCTAATAAGGCTATGATAGTTGGCGATGTTAAGAAAGCAGAAGCTAAAACAATAGAAGCTACTAAACAAGCTGCTGTAGTAAGTGCTGCTTCTAAGATGGATGCTAATCTTAATGCAGTTGCATCAGCCACTACTCCTGCAAATAAAAAATTAGCTATGGCTGAAGTTGCAAAGAACGCATCTGTTATCAATGCTGCTGTTAAAGCTGATGTTCATTCAGAAGCTGCTAAAGCTGCTGTTACATCAGGTAATATGAAATTAGCAGCTGCACATGCAACTGAAGCTGCTAAACAAGCTATTGTGCTTAAAGCTGCTGCAGATGCCACTGCTCTCACTATGGCTGCTGCTAAATCTGCTGCCTTAGGTAATGCACCTCTTGCTCAAGCACAAACTAAAGAAGCAGTTAAACAAACTGCTGTAGTTGTTGCTGCAACTAAAGAAGAAGCTGCTAAAAAAGCTTCTGTGCAGGCTCTTGCTGTAGGTGATGTGAATAAAGCACAAGTTCTTCAGAAAGAATCTATTAAACAAGGAGCAATTGTTACGGCTGCTATGAATGCAGATATTGCTAAACAAGCTGCCAATAAAGCAGTTAGTGTAGGTGATATCAAGTTAGCTAAAGCTAATGCTAAAGAAGCAGTAAAGAATGATGCAGTTATAAATGCAGTAATTAAATCTGCCGAGCTTAAAGTTGCTGCCAAACAATCAGCTGCAGCTGGTGATATGAAAGCTGCTACAGCTCAAACTAAAGAAGCTGCTAAGCAAACAGCTGTTGTAAATGCTGCTGCTAAAGCTGAGATTGCTAAAGCAACTGGAAATATGACAGAAGTTGCTAAACAAAATACAATTATTAGTGCTACAGCTAAAGCAGATATTCTTAAAACCCTTGCAACTCAAGCTAAAGTAAATGGTGATATGAAAGAGGCTAAAGAAGTTAAAAAATTAGTTGCTAAAGAAGAAGCTAAAGCTAGTGCTCTTGTTAATGCAGAACAAAAAACAGCTGCTGCTACAATAGCTGCTGCAAAAGGTAATATAGTTGCTGCTAAGACTCTTGCTAAAGAAGCAGCAAAAATGGAAATTAAAGCAGTTTCTCTTGCTAAAGCAGATGTTGCTAAAGAATCAGCAAAAGAAGCTAAAATGAATGGTGATATGAAAGCTGCCAAGACTCTTGCTAAAGAAGCAACTAAACAAGAAGTGAAAGCTCTTGTTATAATGAAAGCAGATACTCATACTAAAGCTGCTAAATCAGCTGCTACAAAAGGTAATATGACTGCTGCTAAAGCTCATGCGACTGAAGCAGCTAAAATGGAAGCTCGTCTTAATACTCTTGTAAAAGCAGAAGTCCAAAAAACTGCTGCTCAACAAACTAAAGCACCTGAACAAGCTGCTAAGATGCTTAAAGAAGCTAGTTTACAAGAGAAGAAAGTTGTTGCTGAAGTTAAAGCAGAAGAACATAAAAAAGCAGCTAATAAAGCAGAAACCAAAGGTATGGTTGATAAGGCAGATACTCATCATAAGCTTGCAGCTAAATATGAAGCAAAACTTGTTAATTATGATAATAAATTAACATATGCTGATATTGACGATGCCTTTAAACTTTTAACCGAAACTGATTCTGAGACTAGCAGTGATAAATCAGTTATGGGAGATTCATTACTTAGACATCATAACAAACAAGTACAACAATCACGTGTTAAAGTAGTTGATTCTGTTTATCAACCTGATTATATGCCCGAAATATCTTCTGAAGAAATAAATACTAATCAACGTAAATCATTTGGTACTGTTGATTATGCTAAATTCTAAATATCATATAGTCTAAAATAATATTCATATAAAATATTATTTTTCTCTTATATATTAATGGCTCATGTTAAAAAACATAAAGACTTACATCTACATATTGAAAATGTATATAATTTTCAAACTGAATTCAAAGCAATCTGTAGTCAATATTATGACGATGATTCTATTATAGAACAACCTAGTATATTACCTCCTGTTGAAAGAATTATTGTACTTGGAGATGTTCATGGTGATTGGAATAAATTAATTAAAGCACTAAAACTTGGTAAAGTTATAGATGAAAATAATAATTGGAATGGTGGTAATACAGTTGTAGTTCAAGTAGGTGACCAAATTGATAGATGTAGATATGTACGAGGCGGTCCTACATGTGATAAGAAAGAGGCGACTCCAAATGATGAACCACATGATTGGAAAATATTACAATTCTTTACAAAATTACATAAACAGGCAATTAAGAAAGGTGGAGCTGTTTACTCATTAATGGGTAATCACGAATTAATGAATGTACAAGGTGATATGCGATATGTTTCATATCAAGGATTTAAAGAATTTGAAAATTATAAGAAATCAGATGGAACTATTATAAAAGATGGTGAAGAAGCTAGAAGATGGGCATTCAAACCAGGGAATCATATTAGTGAATTCCTTGCATGTACTCGCCAAGTAGCTATTATAATTGGTACAAATTTATTTGTTCATGCTGGTATTATTCCTAAACTAGTAAAAAAATATAGTGTACAAAATATCAATCAATTAATGAGTCTTTATTTATTAGATAAACTTAAAAATAAAACTCAATATGCAGATATATTTAGTCAATCTAAAGAAACACCTTTATGGACTCGTAGTCTTGGTAATATTGGTTTAAAACATTTTTCTAATCAGACTTCTGATGAGAATTCAAAAAAGAAAGAAAAAATGTTATGTAATGCTAATATTAAACTAGTAAAAGAAGTTTATGGAATTGATAATATAATTATTGGTCATACACCTCTATTAACTAATGGAATTGGTAGTATTTGTGATGGTGCAGTATGGATGACTGATTATGGTCAATCTGATGCTTTCAAACCATTTAAGAATGAACATACTGTTCAAGTATTAGAAATACTTCAAAAAGAAAATGAACCTAAAACTATTAATGTATTAAAAAAATAATTTTCACAAAAAGCCTTTCACAAAAAGCCTTCATCTTCATTACGTTCTGAAAAATATGATAAAATATCATCAAGTAATTTCTTTGGACAAGCTTCAGTAGGTATTAATAAACCATCTTCTCTTTTCATTACATGTAATGATGGCTCATACATATTATCAACTAATATTTGCCATCTTTCCATATATTTTCTATTTTTCTTATTCCCATGAAAATAATGTCTAATTACACCTGGTACATAACCTAATCGTAATTTTTTCATTTGAGTTTCATAGTCTACTATACTTTGTTTATAATTTTCCGTTGTCATAGCATTTAAACTTTTTATACCTTTATTAATTAAACATAATGCCATATTATGATCACCCGAACCTAAAATACTATGACTATATAATCCTCCAACTCTCTCATATGCTTTCCGTGTCATTGCCCAAGCAAATCCTGGATGCCAAAAATTAGGTCCATCCATTCCATATGGTCTATTTTTACTATATTGAAAACCAAAACTTGAAAAAATAGTCATTGCATTCATATTTTTATCCATATCAACTGCATGTGAAAATAATTGTATAATATCACAATAACCATTTAATATTTTCAATGTATCTAATGCCCAACTACTACTATCAAATTCAATATCTGCATCTATCCAAGCAAATGCTTTCCAAGTTTTAGGTAATAATTTTTTAACTCCCATATTTATCATATTCTCTTTATGCCACAATACTTGACTCATATCAGCTCTTAATTGTAAATGTTTTTTGTTATTTGATTTTGTTAAATAATAATTATGATTACCATATGCCAATTCAACTATATATAATTCTACATTTTCTTCATCATCAAATTTTTTAATAAATTCTCTAGCTAATATATAACGTCTGGCATATTGACAAGGATTTGATATTACTATAATACAATGTAGCTTATCTTCCACAGGTTCATTATTTTGTATCGCTAATTTAATATTATTAGTATTATATTCAATATTGTCAATTTCTATACCATTTATTATCGTCATTATATATTTTATATAAAAATATTTCTATAAATAGTTGCACTAATGGTATGATTCATAAATAACACTTTTTCGATGGGAATTATTTGATATAATTATATATTATGTTACCGATGCATATCATCGTAATCATATGAGCCACCTAAAATGATATAAAAAAATTGAAAAATATATATAAAAAAATCTTATTTTAAGTAATTAATGACTGAAAAAGTAGATATCAAAAAATTGAATAAGCTAAAAGATGGTGTTCAAAAATTCTTAGACGAACATCGTTTTACAGATGATTCCAAAGAACAACCAACCCATCTTTCATTTGGATTATTTCAAGGTAAATTTGTATTAGATAAACATCAGAGAAAAGAATTTATGAGTCGATATATAAAAGCAGTTGATGGAGGTGTAACTGATATGTCAATTCTAGAAAGACCAAAAGAATATGGTCCTATTATTATTGATATTGATTTGGAAATTCCTTCTGAAGATTATGAAAAAGATACAAGATTATATAATAATGAGATGATATGTGGTATTATTAAATTATATGTTGATGCAATCAATAAATATCTTGATGTTAATAAAAAAAATATAAAAGTGTGTCTTTTTGAAAAGCCAAGTGCTCAGGAAAAAGATTCTACATATAGAGATGGTTTTCATATTATGTTTCCAGAATTATGTTTAGATGCAAAGGTACGACATCTTTTACGTTATCATGTTGTAAAACAGGCTGAACAAACAAAATTATTTGATGGATTTACAAAGAGTGCTGATAAGATTATTGATAAATCAGTAGTATCAACTAATGCTTGGTTTCTCTATGGTTCAAAAAAGCCAACAGGTCAACTATATAAATTAAGTACAATTTATGATATGGATATGAATGTTCTCTATAATATGAATTCAATTGATATTGAATCTGGTGAAAATGTTTCTTATGATACTGAAACATTAGTACAATATTTCTCTTTACAATCTAGTACTTATACAAAAAAGAATTCTACAAAATTACGTGAAGAATATGTTGATTCTGATATTGATGCAGAATGTGAAAAATTAGGTATTAATTCAACAGTTAAAGCTGAACAAATCAAGATTAATATTGTTGCATCAAAAGAAGATGAAATTAGAACTGCAACAAAATATGTATGTATGTTAAGTGATACACGTTCAAGTGATTATCAAGATTGGATTAATGTTGGTCTTGCACTTCATAGTGTAGATAGTTCATTAGTATCAGCTTGGGTTGAATTCTCTAAAAAAGGTGGTTCTAAATATAAAGATGGAGAGTGCGAACGAATTTGGAGAAGTATGAAGTCCTTATCAACAGGTAACATGTTAACTATACGTTCACTATCATATTGGGCAAGACAAGATGACCCAAAACAATTCGAAGCATTTAAGAAGGAAGAATTTAAGATTCTGATGAAGAATAGTTTGAATGGAAATATTTATTCATTGGCAAAAAACGTTTATGCTAAATATTCAGACCGATATGTATGTTCCTCAATTAAATCAAATATTTGGTGGGAATTTAGAAATCATCGATGGAATCGTGTAGAAGAAGCTTATACTATGAAAATTCTTTTGTCTGAAGAGTTTGCAAATGAATATAATAAGGAAATTGCAGAAGTTAGTATTCGTGCAACTCAAGTCCAAGGATTTGAGAAAGAAGAATTACTTCAACGTAGAACAAAGATTGATAAAATTGTAGAAAATCTAATGAATACTCGTTTTAAGGAAACACTTGTAAAAGAATGTGCATCACTATTTTATGATAAGGATTTTGAACAGAAACTAGATTCTAATATTCATCTGATTGGTTGTGAGAATGGTGTATATGATTTACAAGCAGGTGTATTTCGTGAAGGTCGGCCAGATGATTATATTACACTTTCTACTAAGAATGAATATCATAAATGGAATGAAAAGAATCCATACAATAAACAAATTCTTAGTTTCTTTTCTCAAGTTTTGCCAAATGAGAATGTACGCAAGTATTTCTTAAATGCATTATGTACTTGTTTGTCTGGTACTACTAAGGAAGAAAAACTATATATTATGACAGGTGCTGGTTCAAATGGTAAATCACTTACTATGGATTTAAGTTATTTTGCACTGGGTGATTATTACATGTCTTGTCCTATTAGTATGATGACTAATAAACGCGGAAAGTCAAATGAAACTTCACCTGAGAAAGTTCGTATGAAAGGTCGACGTTGTGGTGTCTTTCAAGAAACAGATGATGGTGAAAAATTAAATGTTGGTATTATGAAAGAATTTACTGGTGGTGATAAAGTTCTTGTTCGTGATCTTTTTAAAGGGTCTCAAGAAATGATTGAATTTAAACCACAAATGAAATATTTTTTGACTTGCAACCAACTTCCAGAGGTTCCATCTACAGATGATGGTACTTGGAGACGTTTACGTGTAATTGCATTTACTTCTAAATTTACTAGCAATCCAACTAAATCAAATGAATTTATGATTGATAATACTCTAAAACAAAAGATTGAAGCTTGGGCACCAACCTTTTTTAGTTATTTGATTCATATTTATAACACTGAATATAAAAATAAATCATATCTTGTTGAACCAGAAGAAGTTATGGCCAGTACCAAGCAATACAAGCAAGAAAATGATCACTTTACAGAATATATTATGGATAAAGTTAGTGTTACTGAAAATATTAAAGATGTTATTAATAAGGATACACTATGGGATGACTTTCGTATCTGGTACAAGAATGGACGTGACCAAAAGTCATTGCCTAAACGCGTTGAATTCCTCAAAGCTGTCATACCAATGATTGGCGAGCCAACAAAAGCTGGATTCTTTCGATATCTGGTATTCAACTTTAACGAAGAGAATAAAGAAGTTAAGAATGATTTAGATGTATAAATCCAAATTATTTTATTATTAAATATCCCTTAATTAGATTTTTAATGATAAAACTGTTATTATATTATTTTATGTTAAAAGTAAAGCTTGATATCTTATTATTTTGCAATGCTTTTTAAATTATGCCGAGAAACAGCTTTGCAGCAATTGATTGCACAAAACATTATGAAAAAAATTATTTTTTTCATAAGCTAGATTATTTATATAATTAATATCGCTACGCTCATTAAATTGCGGCTATGCCAAAAAAATTGTTCGCAGCAATTATTCTTATTATTTTGCTTTGCTCGTTAATAAAAAAAATTGAAAATTTTACACTGTATATCTTTCTAATATATAGACCTTGTAATGTCGTATTCCAATAATAATAATAATAATTTGCACTTTCGTGGCTTCCTAGATGAAAATCTAAAGAATCCTAGAGATGCAGAATTTGCACGAGAGTGGAATAAAATGATACGTGAAGAGAAGAATAATTATAATATTAATTCTTCTTATGGTAGTTCGTTGTCAGTTACTACTTGTAATTGGGGAAACTATTCAAATGTGTCTTCTGTATTTAGTGCTTCCTATTATATGTCTAGATGAAGAATATTTTTGCTAATTCATCAATTGTTGCGCGTTTAGTTGTATCTATCTCTAGCATTCGCTTGAAATTTTCTTTTATTGTATCGCAAGATGCATTTAAGAATTTGGATAATTTATTATCCATACGATTCATTTCACCTACTTCATAGTCATTTATATTTCCATTCGATGTAAAAAATTTATTTCCATATTTTGTTTTAGTTATACTTTTTAATGGGAATCTACCACAAGTTTCATTTATTAAACACAAATGATAATAATCTCTAGAATATTTAGAATCTTTTATTGGGTCAAATAATAATTTACCTGTTAATAATTCATAATATGTACATCCTATCGCCCAAATATCTACTGGATAAGAACATCGACCCATTAAAATGATTTCAGGTGCCATATAATATCTTGTTCCAAA